AGGATATATGAAACTGTGTTAGAGCCTGCAGCATTACCTGCGTTAGATACGGTAAATGTCCCTGAACTATTAAAGGTATGTATCTTAAAATCACCAGAGGTTGTAATAGTGCCACCAGTGGCAGTTACATACTGTTTGTTTTGTAAATCACCAACATTAGATTCTTGTACAAACAACCAGCCTTTTGTTGAGTCTATGTAAACCATAACAACACTTGCTCTGTTTGTGCTAAGCACTGAATCGACTGCATTGCCTTGAATGTTTGATCCGTTTCTTGCTATCGTTAAATTGTTTGTTGCAAACGTAGCTGTATAATCTTTAAACGCAACAATGTCGCCTGCGCTTGGGGAAGAGGGTAATGTTGCTGTAATCGTTGAACTAGAAGTGTCAATAAAATAACCTTCTGTTGATACAGCAGTAAAATCTGCTGTCTTTTTTGTTGTCTGCCAAGTAATGTTAGTTCCAAATCCAGAAGCCGTTCCATCTACAGTTAACGACGCTCCTGAAGGTATGGTAAAGGTGTCACCTGAGTCACCCATCGTGAAAGAGGTTCCCGTTGCAGGGGAAATTTTATTTGTTTTTACCTCTGACATTATATTATTACTAAATTACCTGTTACTGTCTGTGTCCCTGTTACTGTCACAGGACCTGCTAAAACTCCTGAGTCTATTGTTTGATCATCACTTAATGTTGAATTGTGCGTTGTTACATATGTAGTTGCTGACATAGAAGCAGATGGTGCTTTTGATGCTGGGTATGTACAAAATACATCTTTCGTGCCAGCAGATAAGTTTACAGCTGAGTCACTATTAGAACTTGATATGATTGTATCTCTTGACAAAGTATCAGGTGAAGCATCTGTGACAGTTCCTATTCCTACTTCAAACTCATTAGCTGTTTGATGTGAAATACAATAAAAACATGTATTGGTTGTACCAATACCTGCTACAAAAGTTTCAAACGTATCCGCTGCTCCAGCCAAATTAATTGTGCCAGTGCCAGTCGTAGTGGTTGTTTCTTTTACTCTGTCATTTAGGACAAAAGCCATAGAGCTTCCTCCTTACGATATTCTTATAATAGCGTCACTAGTATTTGCTGCTGGAAACTGTACAGTAAATGTACCGTTACTTGCAGTAAAATCACCACCAAATGCTAAAATACAAACACAGTTTGTAGTACCAGATCCACCATCAGTAGTTGTATTGTAAATCATAGCTCCATTAGCTGTAAAACTAGCTGATGTGAATTCTGCATCTGCAAAATCTACAAAAGCTGTAGTAGCTGATGAAGAGCTTGTGACACCATTTCTAGTTAATACTTTACCACCTGCGGTATAAGCTGATCCTGATGTGTTAGTTATTTCGTTTGATGTGCTGTAACCTGTAGTCGTTGCACCTAAGCTTGCTGAAGATGTGTACAAAGCTAACTTAAATGTATGACCGCCAGACGCAGCAAAGTCATGCTTTCCTTCCAACAATTCACCTTTGAAAGTGTTGCATATAGCTGATGTAATTGCCATTTTGTCTCCTTATGGTTGTTTCGAGTCTAGAGGAAAACGAAGAACACCATCATAGTATTCATCACGTCTTCTTCTGCCTTGTTGTTCAATTTGCAAGCCTTGTAATGCTTGTTGATAGCCCTGTTCATAGTATTGCAACATATTGTCTGGACCTTTAAGAAATCTAAATGCCTCACAAAGTGCTGCATAAAGAATAACCTTCGGCGCATTTGTGCCCACCCAAGTTGTAGTATTAGATGAGGACAATCCTGTTGGTTGCTTGTTCAAAGCTAATTCAATATTATATGCTGAATTTGGAGTGGGTGCAAGATATAAGGTGTCTTGATCCCACATTGCATAATATTTTGGTTTTCCTTGAGTATCTCTGTTTGGCCAGTACTCATTCATGAATGTAATGTCTTTTTGTTCCAAGTAGTCTCGAGTTGGACTAGCTGCCGTATAAATCTGTGCAGATCTTACAAAGGCAATATTATCAGTATTTGCACCCGGTAAAGAAACAAAAGGATTTCCTGCTGTTAAAGTAGCAAATTGATAAGATCTAAATATATCAAGGTCGACTTCTCTAAATATTCTTTTTTCTGCATGCTCTATAAAATCATTAACTATAGTGTCACTTAAAACATCAGAAGTCGTTTCTGTATAATCTCTTATTTGTGTTACTAATTCCGAATATGTTGTCATGATATAACTACCGTTGGACTACCTACAGAACTTTGCATTTTTATATCTTTGTTCTGTGTTTCTGGTTGCATAGTATTAACTATAACAGTTTCAAATGCACCTGGTGCAGGTATTGGATTAAATTGTGAAACACTTTGGGTTACAACTCCGAACAAATTTTTTGCAACTAAATTAATTCCTAAATCCACTGTGGCACTTATAATTTGTGGTTTCGCATTTTGTAAAGATTGAGGATCATTAGGGTGATATTTAGGATCAAGTTGAGGATGTTTAGCTTCAAACTCTGTATAATGAACTGTAGAGCCATTCCATTCTTTAACCATTTCTGTATATGGAAAAGCTAAACCAGATCTATCTGATATTCTTTTAGCAAATTTTCCAACTGCATACTTTGCCATTAATAACCCCCAGAAGAAAAATAACTTTGTGGTGTTAAGTAAACACTGGTTCTTTGACCATCCTCGTCAGCAGCTCTTTTAAATTCATCTTCATATAATAATTTTAAAGCTTGCATTCTCTCTGGTGCTTTTTTCATAGATATGTAATAAGCTAAACCGGCTACAAGACATGGAAGAAATCGAAATGGAATCTCAGAATTATTTGTGTAATCGCCTGAGTCAGACATACGAACAAGAGCGTAATATATTAGAGTGTAGGCTTGATCTGCTGCCGGATATAGATATAGTGTTGGGTTTATCGTACGTTCAAAATAGTATTGAGTTGGTCTTCCGCTGGTCGTTTTAACTGTATAATTCCAATATTGCGCTCTAGCTATTGCTGTTGTTGAATAGTCATTATTACTTGAATCTCTTATAATTAAATCTGTGACATCAATTATTTGTGATGAATCATCTGCACCTGAACCAAATAAATTGGTGCCTGTTAAACTGGTAGTATCTGCGGCTAAAGTTTTTTCTTGTTTCTTCACTGTCCATAAATTTATCCCTCTGTTAGCCCATTCAGCTAACATCAAATTAAGAGAACGTTTTGCAGTTTGCAAATCATATCCATTACGTATTTGCAAACCACAACGTTCATATGCTTCCTGACATATTTGATCTATTGATAGATCGAAGCTAGCTGTTGAAGCGTAGGTAGGCATTATCCTCTTTTCTTACCTTTTTTCTTAACTTTTTTCTTTTTACCCTTCATGACTTTACCGCCACCTTTCATACCGATGACGTCTTTTTTCATCATACCACCACCACGCATTTTATTAATTGATTTTTTCTTCATTACCATTTTGGCCTCCGAATATTCGTTTATATGTTTTTTGTCTGGATACAACAACGTCTTGATAATATCCAGTTGGCCACAACTTATAGTAACCAATTCTGTGTAATTTATCAGAAGCTTGCTGTAATTGCGAGAACTTTTGTATTAACATCATCGAATATTCCAAGTCACTATCAACCACAGGCACCTCTCCAGAGGGAGTTACTAAGAACTCCTGTTCTTCTTCATTGGCAGGGTTTTTAGGGTGAAAACCCATAAAATATATATTTTTTGAATTATACCATTCATTGTAAGAATCTATTGTACTTTGAAATTCATCTAAAGTGTAGTTAAAGTATGGGTCGCAAAAAATAAGAATTTCATGTTTATTAAAATCTAGTTTGGTTAGATGCAAATTTAATTGAGATTTGTAAAATTTGTATTTTTTCTTTACTTCAACTATTACTTTTTTATCATCCCAAGTTTTTTTGGCAAAAGGACAAGCCGGAAAGCCTCCTAAATGCTTATTTGGTATTTCTAAAAAATGTTGACTCCACTTACGTACGTCTTTTTTTATTAGCTTTTCTAATTGCATTTTTTCCCCTCTTAAAAATATTTGCAACCTCTGACTTACCCATCACTTTAGCTCTTTGTTCACCAACAGTTAAAATTTGAATTTTTCTTGCAAAAGGTTTTTTAACTTTTTTAACTTTAGCCACAGTCCTCCTGGCATCAGTAGGAGTAGCAAACTTAATACCCACAGTATCACGTGGATTTTCATCAGTATAGAGGCGTCTTCCACTACCTTTCGGTTTTTTTCCTGTGCCTACTTTTGGATCTTTTCTTTTTTTTGACATTAAAAAATGCCTTTAAATCCAAATCCCCTTTGTGCACTTCCTGCTCTTCTTTCGTTAGTTATTAGACCTCCAACAGCTGCAAACGTTTTCACGTTTGTCGGTTTACCCCCAACACCTTGAGCTTTACTTCTTTTACGCTTAACTGCAGACCTTCTTTGGCTTTCTGTCATTCTAGACGCTTTAGCAGCTGGAACACATTTCGGATATTTTCTTTTTCTATCGGATTTTAGTTTTGATCGACCACATTTTTTGAAGCCTCCACCTTTTTTCTTTGCTCCAATATCAACCCAGTCTTGTTCAAACCACTTTTTAAGACTCATCTTTTTTTAGTTTTTTTTCTTTTTTTATCCATTACTGCACCGCAACCTTTTGCAATGCCACCTTGTTTAAAATTTGAAATTTTCTTTCTTTGTTG